CGGCGTGTTGCCGTCGGGACAGCCCCGATGCTGTGAAACTGCTGGTCGTCGATCATCTCGACGACGACGCACGGGTACTTAGTGGCCCGGCCTTGGTCGGCGTGCGCGTCGTATACCCGCGTGCCCACCAGCGCCGTTACTGCCGCTTGCGTCTGCAGGTACTTGTATAAAGCCTGATAAAGCCTCATGCGGCCCTCGCAATCGCCTCAAAGGCGGCCTTGGCGCGGACCTCGATGAGCCGCTTGATCTGCAGGCGCTTGGCCTTAATCGAGTCGCGGAAGAACCTGCTTGGCCGGGCGCCGGGGTGCTGAATCTTGGTGCGGACCTGGTCGCCGAGCCGCGCCAGCCAGCCGAACGCCGCGCCGCGAATCCGCATCTTCTTGCCCTTGATCGTGTGCGCCTTTGTGCCAAACTCGACCATGTAGGCGTGCGGCGCAAGGTTTTTCAGCGTAAACGTGTAGGCCTGCAAAAAGTTCTTATGCTGGCGGCCTTTGGCCGACTTGATCGACTCTTTCAAATCGCCCGGATTGTAGATGCCGCGGAAGCGATGCGTCGCGTACGGCGCAACCGGCGCTCGGCGCTCAACCTCATCTTCAAGCATTCGCGCGCCCTGCAGGATCGCGTCCTGCAGCGCTGGGCCTTCGGCTGTAGCCATGAGCTTCTTGAAGTGCTGCGTCAGTTCGTCCAGCCCCTCGACTCTGATATTCCGCGCGCGTGCCATTAGATAAGCACCTCTAACGCCTGCATCACGAGCATTTCGTTGCGCTCGTCGGGATTCAAGATTGTGCGGATGTTGAAGTAACGGACCTTGCTTGTCTTCTGGTCCACATACTTCACGCGCATGTCTGGCTTCAAATCTTCGATGTACCGTAGCCGGATCGTGTGAGTAAGGTCGGCCATGACCTGCCGCGCCGCGAAAAACTCGCGCCCGTTGCCGGTCTCGATACTGGCCCAGGTCGTCGCGTACTCGGTCCATGTGTCGGTGCGGTCGCCGTTTGCGTCCACGGCAATCGTCGGCTCTTGGATGATAATTAGGTGTTTCAACGCGCCTGCCCTCATAACCACACCCGGAACGGCGCAATCAGCGCCGAGACTGCGAACGGTAGTTCTTTTTCTTCAATCGCGTGTGCCGTCCCGATGATGACGGCTTCCCGATGCTCATAAAAATGCGCCGCCAACATGCGAATGGCCTGGCGCAGTTGGTGCGGTACCTGCGTCGGCAGACCGTACCCACACGTAAACTGCACTTCGATTGGGTCCGTGTTGCGGAGCGTGTCCGTCGGCCAGTCTTTCTGGTATTCCAGGACGATGGCTCCCGGTGTCCGCGCCGTCGATACGCCGTACTCGGTCGCCGCAAAAGTGCGCTGTACGCCAGTCGAGTCGGTGTACTTGACGTGCGCGACCGACACCAGCGGCGAGTACGGCAGGTGGATAATGCCGCTGCCTGGAAAGCAGTCCAGCAAAAGCTTCCAGGTCTGCGTCAGGCAGCGGCGATTGGTGATCGTTTCGATATGGTGGGTTGCGGCAAAGAGATACGGCTCCAGCTGCTCTAGCGGCTGGCCCATGGCGCGGGAGTGCGCTTCAAGGTCAGCCGCTTCAAGCGGGTAGCCGGTCGGGCCGGTCACGAGCTGGAGACGTAGGTCCATGAATTAGACAATCTCGGTTGCGGTAGCAGATCCGCCGAAGCGCGGGCCAGCTAGGGCGATGGCGATGCCGCCGAGAACAGGCGAATCGACAACCTCGACGCACTTCAGACGGACGCAATGGTAGCCGCTGGCGACCAGCTCTTCGACGTTAACCTGAATGGCGTAAATCTGGCTGCTCCCGGCCGTCGTCGTAAAGCCAGCCGCAGCGCGAGCCGTCATGGCTCCCTGAAGGTCCGTCGAAGTGATGGACTTGCTGAGAAAGCCCACAGCGCTGGTGTTGGTCGGCACAAAGTCGTCACAGGCCTCGACAGTTATAGTCGCAGTGCCAGTTGTGCCGACGCCCTTGTAAACCAAAAAAATGGCGCTTTCAAAGTTTTCAAGACTGACTACGTCCGAGGTCACCGTGCCGCTAAAAGCGTCGGCCACCGGATCGAGTCCCTTGACGAAGTGCAGATTGTTGAGTAATTCGTAACGAGGCATGTTGGGTCTCCTTAGCGCGGGCGACTTGCGCCGCCCGCTCCGGTGTTAGTGGTTAGGCGCGGGCCGCAGTCGTCACAAACGGCGACAGGGTGTTGGAGCCTTTGAACGGGGTGATCGGCTGTTTGACGGACGACTGGCCGTTGGCGTCGAACGACCATTTGAACGTCATTTCGTCGAAAATGAACCGAACGTGCATGGACTGCGCGGCGCGAAGGCCGCCCTGGGTGATCATCACGTACTTGGACATGTTGGCCAGTACGATATCCCCGGCGTCGCCGAGCGTTTCGGCCTGCTCAACAACAATCACCGGGAAACCAAAAAAGGTGCCGTACTGCATGGACCCAACTGCGCTGTTGTTCGGCAAAAACACCGGCTGAGTCCCTACGGTCAGCAGCGGAAATTGGCCGATAGTGTCGGGGTTGCAAAACCATGCGATGCGGTCGCCTGGGTCGCGCAGGAGGCGAGAAAGCATGGCCGTAGCGTTTTCGATCACGAATGTGTCGGCGGTCTGGCCGGACTTCTTGGCGACTTCGACCAACAGCCGAGAGCCGTAATTCTGCACGCTAAAACCGAGGGGCATACCGGCACCGTTGCCGCGCCAGATAGCGTCATCCAGTTTAAAGGCGATCTCCGAGGCAAAAGCGTTTTCAAGCACAGCACCCATGGCCGGGGCATTGCGAAGCAACCGCTCGGTGGCATAATGCAGACACTTCAGCGATTCGAGCCGCAGTTCGTGACGCGACAGCTTGGGCTTGGTGGCCGTCGGCGCGTCGGCCTCACCGGTCCAGTAGGCCTGTACTCCGCCCCAGCGCGAGCCATTGGCTCGGCTGGTCTCGTCGATGTACGGCAGTTCGATGGAGTCAGACCCTTCGCCCATGGGGATTTCGTTCACCAGCGGAAAGATCCGCGCCGTTTCGCGGGCGCGCTGTAGCAGCACGTCGGAAAACTGCGTCGCGATGGCAAAGCCGCCGTCGGCCGGAATGCTGGCCGAGGACCCAGTGGCGGTCAGCGTCTCAAAGAGTCGCTTGTCGACTTTCCCGCCGAGCCCCTGAAACGAGCCAGCGGGGGACTGCGCAAAAGCAATGGCCTGCAGGTTCTCGCCGAAGCTGGCCCAGGGCCGCTTCGCTTCGTTGTCGCTGGTAACGCGAGCAGGCTCACGGGTCACGTTGCTCTTGGCGCGCGCTTCCAGCGCCTCGACCGCCGCCAACTGCTCGCGGACGGAGTTCAGTTCGGCTGCTTTGGCGTCCACGGTAGCAAGATGCGCGACCGGGTCGGCGGCGACCGCAGAGGCCGCCAGTAATGCGCTGTAGTCGTTTTCCAGCGCGGAGACGGAGGAGAGTAGTTCTCGTTTCGTCATGTGTGCTCCTTATTTGCCCAGCACCCGCCAACGCCGCTCTCGCAGCGCCAACTCGTGCCGGGCGTGGTGTTCAGCCGCGCTGGGCGCGGAAGAAATTCGTTTAGCCGCCGAAACGCTGGCCGACAAAAACTTGGCTCCGGGGTCCGCCCCGATGGGAACGATGGAGATTTCAAACGGCCTCCACTTGCTCGCCAGCAGGTGTGGCCGCTTGACCGTCGAATCCGGCGCCTGGGTCATTTCAACGATCTGAACGCCCATCGACACGCTGGTAAGAATGCCGTCCTCGATGTCTTGCCAGACCGGCGCAACATCTTCCCGGTCGCTGAACCGCAGCGTCGCCTCGTAACCGCGACGGGTGCGCCGTGGGCTTTCCACCACGCCAAGGACATACTCGACTTCTTCCTTCTGGTGGCCGTCGAGAACAGGCTTGCCCGCCAACTGCGTCAGGTCGCCGCCGTCCATGGCAAACGACAGGTCGTAGAGGTCGCCGGACCACATGTCGACGCGCTCGACCTTCGCGCCGCTATAAAACAGCACGTCACGCTTGCGCTTGCCGGGAAGTTCGACCTTATCGCCCTCCTCCGGCATTTGGAGCAACTCGGCAGGCCGCAGCGAAGACAGGAGCGATTGCGGCGTCTGCAGCAATAGCTGCTGTGCTTGGTCTACATTCATTGCTGACCCCCTTGAAACGCTCCGGCCTGCGCGACCGGCACCATGGCACCCTGCACCAGATACAGCTCGCCACCGTCGTATGGGTTCATGTTCTCTTTGCTCCGGATCTCGTTAGCGTTCAGCGCGCCAATGTTCCGCATGGCCGAGTAGTAGCTGGCGCGACTGGCCGCGTCACCCCGCAGCAAGGCGTCCATGTTGAACTCGGCGTAATAGTTCGAGGCCTCGCGCGGGCCAAACAGTTGCAGGTTGATCCGCTTCTCAATTCGGGTCAGCCAGGGCCGGATAGTGTGCGTGGCAAAGTCGATGCCCTGGTGCTCGATGTTGTTGTTGGTGCTGCGCGTCAAGTCCTGGATCATGTGCGGCGGCACGCGGAAGATGGAGCAGATGTCGGCCTTCTGATACTGGCGCAACTCCAAAAACTGCATGTCGCGGTGGTTGATGGCGACGGTCTTAATTTCCGCGCCCTGCTCAAGCACGCCAATTTTCCCGGCGTTGCGAACGCCGCCGTAAGACTCCATCAGCCACGTCTGCAGGTTCTTCCGCGCCTCGTTGCTCAACGCTTGCGGCACGGTCATGTAGGCGGGCGGGGTCGCGTTGTTCTTGAAGAAGTTGGCCCCGTACCCTTCGGCGTCTTGCGTCATGCTCAAGGCCTGCGCCATGTAGCCGACGGGCGAGTAGCCAGTCAAGCTGTCTTCGCCGTCGTAGCCCAAACCGGGGATGTGCAGGATGTCCGAGGCCGTGTACATGCTCTGCCCATAGTGGTAGACCATGACGCCGGTTTCCGGGTCGCGGAACACGCGCATGGACGACGGCGACAGCGGCGTAAGCTGCGTAACGTCGCCGCGCTGGTTGGTCTGGATCCGCGCGTAAAAGTTGCCAGACAGACACAGGCACTTCGCGGCCAACTCCCAAAACTCAAACGCCGTCATGTCCGCATTCGGGGAGTCGTGCAGCAGGTAATACAGCGGGTGGTTGCGGTCCAGTTCGCGGCCATCTCGGCCACGCCGGTAGATCCCTAGCGGCAGGCTGCCAATGGTCTCGGCAATTACGCGCACGCACGCCCAGACAGCAGTGATACGCATGGCCGACTCGCTCGACACAAAATACTTCGAACCAGACACAGGCCGATACCAGAAGTCGTTATCTGGTGGCGGCGTTGCGCCGAGCTTGACCATGAGTCGCCCAAAAAGGTTCATGCCGTATCACGTCCTTACTGCATCGTGCTATCAGCGTAGCACAATTTTTTCGCAGCGTGATACCGCAGTAGCACGCAAGGCTTTTTTCGTGCTACCAGCCGAGAGTGACCGGCAGCATGTCCTCGTATACGCTGCGCTCCTTCGGCTTGGCGCTGGTGCTGATTCCAGTTGCCATGACGCACGCGATGACTAGGTCGTTGCGGGTCGTTTCGCGATGGCGGTCTGGATGCACCGGCTTGATGTTGCCCGCCAAGTCGCTGGCGATCTCGCAGCATTCGATGTTCCATCGCAAAACCGGCGAGCCGTCGTGGACTAGCTGCCGCTCGTGGACTAGCTGCTCGAAGCGTTTGGCGGCTGGCGACATTGACACGTAACCCTGCCCGAACTCGACAACAGATATACCCGCGTCCTGTAGTTGCTGCGCCGTGTCGCGCGCCCCGTAACGGTCATAAGCAATGGCCTGGATGTTGTACTCTTCGGCCAGCTTCGTGATATGCGCCACCACGTACCGCCAGTCCACGGTGTTGCCGGGCATGGTCTCGATGTGGCCGCCCTGAGCCCACTGGACGTAAGGCACGCCGTCGGTTGCGGTCTTCTCGGCCAGCATCTTGCTTGGCAAGTAAGCCCAGGCCCGGTAGTAGACTTTGCCCTGATATGGCCAGCACAGTGCAAATGCGGTCAAGTCGCGCACAGCGGCAAGGTCCAGTCCGCCGTAGCACGGCACGCCGGCCAGATCTGGGAACTCGTCAAAACACTGGTCCCAGTCGCGGAGCGGTATCCATGTCGTCGTGGCGCTCGTCCACTGGTTCAAGTACAAGCGCCGGAATGTGTTCTGCTTCTCGGGCCGGGCCAACGCCTGCCGAAACTCTTCTTGGTAGTCGCGGATATCATGCAGCACGCCGAGCGTCGGCAGGGCCATCGGCCACAAGCTCTGGTCGGTCCAGTCGGCGTCGATAGGCACTTCGTAAATCAGGGGAAAGTAGCTTTCGTCCTGGATTTCGCCCGATGCCACGCGCTTGGCGTACTGATACTCTCGATAGCAGATGGATTCCTGGTTGCTGCCCGCAGTCGTGATCGTCACCCATAGCGGGTTGCGACGCGACTTTGATCCGGTGGTAAGCGCGTCGTAAAGCTCCTGCTCGGCAATGCCCCAGGCGTGCAATTCGTCAAAGACCACCAACGATGGGTTATAGCCGTGCTTCCCCGCGCCGTCGCTGCTCAGGGCGCGGATGATCGAGCCAGACTCGTTGTGCCGGATCAGCTTGCGAGACTCGGTGATCGTCACCAGCGGGAGCAGGTCCTCCGATGCGCGGATCATGTCGGCGACGGCGTCGAAACAGATGCTCGCCTGGTCGCGGTCCTTCGCGGCCATATAAATCTCTTGCTTTTTTTCCTGACTCAGAAAAAACTCGGCCACGACCAACGCGGCTACGGTTTGGGTTTTGGCTTGCTTGCGCCCCATCGACGCAAAGGCCTTCCGGTACAGGCGGCGACCGTCTGGCCGCTTCCAGCCGAGCAGGTTGGCGATCAGTTTCCTGCTGTGCGGCAGTAGCTCAAATGGCTCTGGACCGCCGGAGCGGGTGGCTTTGGTCAGCGTAAGGCCGCCGATGAGCGTCTCGGCCATTTGCACCGCGCTCAGGTCAAACCAGTTGCCGTTACTGGTGCTTTGCTTTGGCAAGTTCGAGCACCTTGGCAAGCGCCGTCTTGGCGACCGGCTTTTCGACGTCGCGGATCCCGGCGCGGCCACGGCTTCTGGGGCCAATGCACAGTTGGCCGCGCAATTCCTCCATTTGCCGCGTTAATGCAAGCCAGACGCGGTCGTCTGCTGCTGATTCGCGTCGATACGTCGCTGAGGCGAGGTCAGCGTACAGCGGGGCGTCGGCCTGGCGCATGGGAACGCCAGCGGCGCGATTGTCTTCGACGAGTTGCCGGAAGATGTCGACTTCTTCGGGGCACAGGTTGGCCGGCGGGGCGATGGATTCCTGGATGATCGGGCCCGGCTTCGGCGGCGGGTTTTTGGGTATCGGTCCTCGTAGTCCCATAATTCCAAGTTATACCACTATAAACGTATCGAATGCGCTTATGCCATGTCGGCAAATGCAGTACTAGTGGTTTTTTGAGGGTACCTGTGCAAAACCTGTGGAAAACCTGTGGAAACCAAAACCGGCAAACCGGGAGTTTAGCGTAACCGGG